TGTCAGCCAAACGAGGGCGGTGCCGATGTTCAGGACTCACCAATCGAAGACCTTTGCTATGTCAATCTCGCGCATTATCGCAATAGCGCAGACCTAGAAAATGGTGCGCATGTGGCGGGACTACCCACGCCTTGGGTAAACGGAGTGGATGACCCTACAAGCTTCCCTACTTTGCATCTTGGTAGCGATACCGTACTAATTCTACCCACTGGCTCACAAACGGGCATCCTGCAGTGTGGCAGTGAAGGCTTTGCTACCATCGAAAAAGCCATGGACCGCAAGGAAAACCAGATGGCAGCCCTTGGTGCACGGATGCTGGCTCAAGAAAAGCGCGCGACCGAAACCGCCGAGGCGTTAGAGATCAAGCGCGGTGGCGAAAACAGCGTGCTAGCAAGTCTGGCTGCTACCGTAGAAAACGCATTAACGAGCGCTCTACGCTTTATGGCAGAATGGCAAGGCGCAGACCCATCGGAAGCTGCGATCGAGCTGAATAAAGACTACTTCGCCCAAGGCATGGATGCGCAGATGCTAACCGCTTGGGTTGCCGCGTGGCAGCAAGGGGCAATCTCCTATCCGACATTCTTTGCTGGCTTGCAGCGAGGCGAAATGGTGCCGGAAAGTCTTACAGCAGAAGACGAAATGGAACAGATCGGTAATGCCGAACCGCTGGGCATGATCGGCGATGACGGTCAATAGTGAGATTTTAAGCGCTAGTATTCGTCATTCCATATGGCTAGAGCGCTATCGTGCTCAGGTGGCTAAGAAGGCGCTAGCAGAGCTTAATAAAGCAAATCGCAAGCTTGTTGAGCGCATTGCGGGAGAGCTTACGAGAATCGAAGAGCGCGGCTACAGCTTGAGTGCAGCAACGCAAGCGAGACTAACCCAGCTTCTTAGATTAATAGCAGATGACAGGGCGGAAGTTTTTAGCGCCGCGAATGACTATACCGCAGACGAACTAAAAGACTTTGCGGTCTATGAGGCAGAATTTCAGGCCAAAATGATTAAGCAGGCCGCCATGCCGGTAGCAGCGTTAGACATGGCAATGCCGACGAAATCGCAGCTGTATGCCGCCGTTACGAAACAACCCTTTCGCGGTCGTTTATTGAAGAATTGGTATGCGGGCCTAGCTGCCAATGATGCGCAGCGAGTCACCGACGCATTGCGTATCGGCATAGCGGATGGGCAGACAACAGACCAGATCGTTAGGCAAATTCGCGGAACTCGGGCGCTTGGCTATTCCGATGGCGTGTTAGATATTACCCGCCGTGAAGCATACAGCATGGTGCGCACTGCCACGGCGCATGTAGCGGCACGTGCAAAAGAAGACCTTATTGCCGCAAATGACGACATTGTCTTAGGCGAGCAATGGATTGCGACACTGGACTCGCGCACAACAGCGACATGCGCTAGTCTTGATGGTAAGATTTTCGACATAGGAAAAGGGCCGCAGGTTCCAAGGCATTTTAACTGCCGCAGCCAGCGCATCCCCTATCTGGGCGAAACCGACATCGAAGGTACGCGCGCATCGAAATTCGGGCCTGTTCCTGAGTCAACGACTTACGAGCAGTGGTTACGCGGACAATCTGCAAGTGTTCAGGATGATATTCTGGGCGAGGCCAAAGGTAAGCTTTTCCGGGAGGGTGGCTTAAAGCTCGACCGTTTTGTTGACGGATCGGGACGGGAATATACACTGAAACAGTTACGAAAGCGCGACTCTGACATATTTGAAGCGATATTTGGCGATGACGCGCGGAACATATAACGGCACATTGTTAACTAAATGCTCTCTATTGCTTTACATAACATCATCAAGATGCTCTTAACGGAAGAGAACCAATAGTTGTGAGTTAAGATATGAATAGTAAAACGATTATCCTCGCTGCCTTAGTCGCAAGCAGTTCAATTCCTGCATATGCCGCAGACAATGCAGACGATTTCATTTACTTGACGAAAAAAGGGCTGGAAAAGCGCCTTAAAGACCCAGACAGCGCTGAATATAGAAACGTGCGCTATAATGGAGGGCAGCCTCACTCAGCCGTATGTGGAGAGGTTAACTCTAAAAATAGCTACGGCGGATACACTGGTTTTGTCCCGTTTTTTGGTGTTGGCGATGCTGTTTTCATGCCCAGTGATGGCAAAGGTGAATTTGTTGAAACTTATAATCTGCTTTGCAGATAACTAAGTGTTATTGACACCCGCCCGCTTTTCTGCCTAAGTAATATTGGAGCTTTCAACTCCTTACAAGCGGACACCGCACCCGTTAGATGGCGGTATTTTTGTGCCTGACAATTTATGTTGGGAGTGGGTGAACTAAGGCCATTGGCACGAATAAGCCCGCGTTACTTGTAGACGTTGAAAGCTCCCAGCACCCGGCATGGTGTGGGATGCTGATTTTTCAAAACTACAAGGAGGCCATCATGGCACAATTAATCTCAATCGAAGACCTTAACACTGAAGTTAACGACGAACCACGCGTAAGCCATAAAAAGCTGGCCCAAGTGCTGGAATACGATCAGCCCCATAAACTTAAACACTTAATTGATCGGAATAAAGAGGAGCTATTGCAACATGGAATAGTTTCGTCCGCCGTGGACGAAACTACTAAATCTGGTGGTCGCCCATCTAGGACATACTATTTAAATGAAGCACAGGCGCTATTGGTAAGTATGTTTAGCCGAACAGATAAAGCCGCCGAAGTCCGTAAAGCAGTTATTGAAGTCTTCATGGCCTACCGCCGAGGCGAATTGGTGCAAGCCACCATCTGCGCAGAACAACAGCGCCAGATACAAGAGGCGGTCAACCGCAAGGTCACGCGCACGAATCAAACGCATCAAGCGGTATATCATGACTTTAAAACGCATTTCAAAATCCCGCGCTATGACGAGTTGCCAGCATCGCAGTTCGACGAAGCCATGCGTTATCTTAACGGTAGCCCCTTGCCCGTTCCGGCAGCAGAGCGACAGAAACAAGCGGAGTTGATAGCTGCGTATATGGTCGCAAAGGAACTGTATGCATTGGTGGAAAACGAAAAAGTGTATGAACTGACAGTGCTGATGCATCAAGAGGCCAGGAAATGTGCGCGCGCTATGATTAATATAGGTGAGCTTTATATGCCGGAACTCAAAGACAAATTAACGCCAATAACCAAATATGTTTTTCACGAAGGCAACAACACCACACACTGAGATAAAACGGCACAAAACCAACTGGGGGCTTCGGCCCCCTTTTTTCAACACCCTGCCAAACTGGCGGGGTTTTTTATTGCCGCAGGGCGGCAAAACTCAAACCCAGGGGGAATGAATGACTGTTATCGACACGAATACCGAAGAAGGCAAAGCAGAGCTACAAAAGCTCATTGATAACGCAACGGAGGGACTAAAAAACAAAAACTCCGAGCTACTGGCAGAAGTGAAAGACCAGAAAGCAGCGAACAAATCGTTTCAAGATCAGTTGGACGAACTTAAAGCGGCTAAGGAAGCGGCTGACGAGGAAGCGGCCAATAAATCCGGCGATGTAGAAAAGATCAAAGCTAATCTTGAGACTAAGCATCAAAAAGAGCGTGAAGCATTAATGAGCGAGCTAAAGGGCAAGAACAGCATGTTACATACGATGCTGGTCGACAATGGCTTGACGGAGGCGCTCAGCAAAGCGGGCGTAGCGCCGCAATATATGGATGCTGCTAAAGCGCTCATTCAAAAGAACAACGCAGCCGAAGTAACAGAAGTCGACGGCGCAGCAGTTGCGCGCATCGGCAATGAATCAATTAGCGACTTTGTAAAAGGTTGGTCGCAGGGCGATCAGGGTAAGCATTTTGTCGCTGCACCGGCGAATGGCGGTGGTGGAGCTGGTGGCTCAAACGGTGGAGGCAAGGCCCCTAGCGGTAAATCTTGGATGGAAATGAACAACCAAGAAAAAACTGAATATCTTAAACAAAACAAGGAGAAATAGGTTATGTCTTTAGGGGATATGGTGGTCTTTCACGACTATCTCTACCGTTCCATGACGGAAACGGTAAAACAGCAGGTTCAACTTTTTAACACCGCATCGGCTGGCGCGTTGGTTCTAACAACCGCAGCTAATGTTGGCGACTTTTCGGAAAAGGCTTCATTCAAGCTTATTCCGAATCTGGTTCGCCGCCGGGATGCGTATGGCTCTGGTGCTTTAACGCCAGTAGACATTGAGCAGTTGCGTAATGTGTCGGTCAAAGTAGCAGCCGGTACGCCTCCGATTCGTTGGGAGCCGCAACAGTTTGCTTGGATTCAGCGCAATCAGGAAGAGGCCGGTACGATTATCGGCGTGCAGCTGGCGGAAGCTGAAATCCAAGATAAGGTGAATATTGCTATCAAAGCGCTGGTTGCCGCGATTGCGAATAACTCCATGGTATACAATGCCGAGGATGGCAACGTAGAGCTTGCTGATCTGGTAAAAGGCGCTGCCCTGTTTGGTGACCACGCTTCCAGCTTGGCCGCATGGATTACGCATTCTAAGCCGATGCATGATCTTTACGGCAGCAATCTGACGAATGGTCAACAGTTGTTCCAGTTCGGAACCGTCAATATTTCGCAAGATGGGTTTGGCCGGCGCTTTATTGTGACCGATTCTCCAGACTTGATTGAAGCTGATGGTGTCGAAGAAGGAACCGATGCTTATAAAACACTGGGTCTGGTCGAAGGGGCTGCGTTGGTCGAAAATAACGGCGACTTCTTCTCAAATGTTGAAACTTCCAACGGGAAAGAAAACATTGAGCGCACCTTCCAGGCCGAATGGACCTACAACGTAGGGCTGAAGGGGTACTCGTGGGATAAAGCGAATGGCGGAAGTTCACCGACCACGGCTGAAATCGCCACGGGCGCTAACTGGGATAAAATCGTGACATCCAATAAGGATACAGCGGGCGTCATAGTATCTAGCAAATAACATTGGAGAGGGGTGAAAGCCCCTCTTTTTTCTCATGAGGTGAATTATGAAAAAAGAAATCGCATACGAAGAACACCCGGTTTCCCCGGAGCGCAAAGCAGAGCTACGCGAGCAGGGATACAAGATTATTGATGCACGCTTTGATCCAAATCGTGGCACAGTGGAAAAGGCAGAAGGCGATGGCTTCGATGCAGAGGCCGCCAAGGCTTACCTGAAAGAAAAAGGCGTAAGCTTTTCAGCCAACATCGGTGAAAAGAAGCTGATGAAGCTGGTTGAGGAAGCGAAAGCAGCCGAAGCCGAAAGCGGCCAAGAGTAGCACAAATGGCCTTCGTGACAGAAGACGGGACCGGACTAGCGGAAGCGAATAGCTACGTGTCTGTTGCGGAGGCCGACGCTTACCATGCCGATCGCGGCAATGCTGCATGGATAGGCGAAGATTCTGCTAAGCAATCCGCATTGATAAAAGCAACGGATTATTTAGAGCAGACATATGGGCGCCGCTGGAAGGGCGAGCGTCTTTACGCCGATCAAGCGTTAGAATGGCCGCGAACCGTAGACGCCCTGCTACCGAAGGCCATTAAAAGTGTGACCTGCCTACTAGCGCTTGAGGCAATCGAAGGCGTGGACCTTAACCCGACACTAGGGCGGGCAATTAAGCGCGAAAAGGTTGATGTCATAGAAACCGAATTTATGGATAATGCCGCGCCTACCAATACGCGCCCGGCGATCGATGGCTTATTGCTAGCCACAGGATATTTAACAAGCAGCGCGGCTTGGGGCGTTCCGGGTAATGGGAAAGTAATACGCGTATGACCGATTATCAAAAGACCGCCGAGAATGCTTTGCGCATGATTGCCAGCAAGGGCCGCGCAATTGCGTTTTCCTATATGAGCGAAGAGCATGTTTACGACCCGGCAACAGACACTTTCACCGAGGGCGAAGCATATAGCAAAGAAGTTAAGGGCGTGTTTACCAGCTTTGCAACGAAAGACATTGACGGAGAAATCATCCGCCGAAGCGATAAGCGTGTTTTAGTTGCAGCCGCTTCATTGAAAGACCTGCCCTTGCCAGAAGGCGCACTTACAGATGGCAATGAGTCTTATATCATTATCAATACTGAGGTGCTGCAGCCGGGAGATACGCCCCTGCTCTACATGATTCAGGTGAGGCGATGAGTGACTATCGAAAGCAGATTGATCTGGCCAAAGCCGGCATTGATAAGAAGCTAAGTAAGGTAGTCAGGTTATCTGCGCTTGCTGTCTATGGCGAGGTTGTAAAAAATACGCCGGTTGATACTGGTCGTGCCAAAGGTAACTGGTGGGCAGGAATGAATGATGTCCCTGCAACAATTCATGATGCGGAAGATAAGACGAGTGGCGCTTCATTACAGCGTGAGGCGGAGTCAAAGTCCCGGGAGGCCATTCAGGCATTTAAGCCCGGCAGTAAAATCTACATTAGCAACAACCTGCCTTATATTCGCAGACTCAATGACGGATATTCTAAGCAAGCACCTGCAAGCTTTGTCGAATCGGCGGCACAGGTCGGAGTTGCGAAAGCAAAGCAAATAGCAAAAACGAGGTTCGGCGATGAGCTTTAAAGACGCAGAAGCAGCGGTGCGCGCTTACTTTGCCAGTAAGTGGAATAATACCACACCCATAGCGTGGCCCGATTTTCGTTTCTCCACTCCTGCCGGAACATGGGTTCGCTTTAGTATGAAAAATACCATGGGCTATCAGGCAAGCGCGGGGAATCCCGGTAATAATGCCTACCGGCGCAAGGGAATCGTAACGATACAGATATTCCAGCCAGAAAACAAAGGCAGCACCGACGCAAGGGCTAAGGCGGATTTGGCAGCAAGCGCATTTATACCGCCTAACAGGTTAGCGGGGTTTCGTTTTACCAACGTCAACGCCCGCGATATCGGCCCCGATGGCAACGGCTGGTATCAATGGAATGTGACCGCCGAATACGAATACGACATAGCGGCATAAGGATTACCCGAATTTAGCAACACGCCCCGCTTTTGCGGGGTTTTTTATTTGTTCCAGAAAAGGAGAACACTATGACCATTGCGGAATCCTCACAAACCCGCGTAGCCTATATTCGCGAAGCTACGCCCGGCGTTACTCCGGCGACACCAGCGTTTAAGGAGCTGCGTTATACTGGCGAATCATTCAAGCATGATCGCCAAAACACCACTAGCAACGAAATGCGCCCGGATCGCAATGTAACCGATTTGACCCAAACAGCGGGCGGCGCAAGTGGCGGCTTCAATTTCGAGCTATCGTATGAAGCCTTTGACGACTTCTTCGAGGCTGCCTTGTGTGGTGCATGGGCTACAAATAAGGTTATCAATGGCACCGCGAAATATACGCATACTTTTGAGAAAACCTACGAGCAAGGCGCGACGGACACTTATCTGCGCTATACCGGCATGGAAGCGGGCACCCTATCGATACGCCTTGAGGCTGGCGGTCTGGCGACAGGATCACTAAGCTTTACCGGTCTAGGTGGCAGTTCAGATGACGCCCCTATCACTGGTGCCACTTATGCCGATGCGCCCACAAATGAGGTAATGAGCGCGGGCTTCGATTTCGCAGACCTCGCGATTACGGGTGTGACTAGCCCGAAGGTTACGCGCATTGAGCTGCAAATTGCTAACAATATGCGCCAGCAACGCGCGCTTGGCTCTGTCAACGCCGTGGGTATTGGTAAGGGCCGCTGCGTCGTTACTGGCACAGCAACGCTGTATTTTGAAAACAAGGAAGCATACGACCTATTCCTTAATGGCACAGCTGCAGACCTGACCTTTACCCTTGGTGGCGAGGATGAGCTTCAATACATCTTCAATATTCCTAAGCTGAAGTTCAGCGACGCCGATGTTCCCGCATCTGGCAACGATCAGGATATTGTCATTACTCTGCCCTTCCAAGGTCTTTACGACGCAGGAATCGGGGCGACTATTGAAATCGAGCGCGTACCAGCCGCTTAAGCCAGATACCGCACCCGGTGGCGGTTGTTTTATGGTGGGCTGGTTTCATCGGGTGCCAGTCCACCACCAACCTGATGAGGATATTATGACTACTCTTTACGATACATTCGGAACCGACCAAGACTTAGAAAAAGGCAGCGGCGTGACACTAGATTACGGCGATGCGGGTTCTATTACCATCCACCGCGCAGGCGGCGGTAACCGTAAATTTTATACGGTAATGGACGCAGTGCTAAAACCGCACCGTCATGCAATCCAGAACAAGACCTTGGATAAAGAAACAGACGATCGATTAATGGCGGAGATTTACGCAAAGAGCGTGATTATAGGATGGTCTGGGGTCAAGGGGCGTGATGGCAAAAAGCTACCGTTTAATGAGGCCAATGCGATTAAGCTACTGACCGACCTGCCCGATCTCTTTGCCGATATTCGGGCGAATGCAATGAGTATCGATACTTTCCGTAAAGAAGCGCAGGAGCAAGAAGCAAAAAACTCTGCGAAGTCCTAGTCTGGCAATTGGAGTGGGGCGCAAAGATCAAAGACCTAGAAGCCGTCATGGCGATGGGCGTAATGCCCAAGGCTTTATCCGAGCGCCCTACTCTTTTGCCGGGTTTGGACATTTATCTTACTGCCTATCGTGAATTAAAAAGCGACCGCCCTATAGGGATGGCCATTGGCCTCATTCCTTGGAGCAGTATTCACAGATGGGCAATATTTCACGGCCTTACCCTTCCCGATGATGTGGCCGTTTTAGAGCATCATATACGCGCGCTCGAATCCGAAGAGCGTGTTTTCGAGAAGAAGGGAAAGCCATAAATGACCGATGTAGAGATTGTCATAGGCATTGAGGGCCGTCCCGAAGGTGGCCGCGTTATTAAACGCACCCTTGATGACGTTGGCAACTCTGCGGATCGGGCGAATCGAGCTACCGATGTATTGCGCCGTACGGTGGTGGGTCTGGCCGGAGCGTTTGGTGCGCGTGAGCTAATCCGTTTTACGGACAGCATTACAGTAATGGAAACGCAGTTGCGTAACGTGACGCGCGGCGCTTCCGACTTCAATGCGAAATTCGACTCGCTTTATGCAATAGCGCAAAGAAATGGCGACGCTGTAGGCGACCTAACTGCCAACTTCGTACGTTTAAACACGTCTTTGCCAGATTCGATCCGATATACAACGGATTTAACGAAGGTGACAGAAATCTTGTCACGTGGTTTTGCAGCTTCTGGCGCATCGGCGCAAGCATCCGGCCAAATTATGACGCAGTTAACGCAAGGCTTGGCTGGGAACTTCGCAAATGCGGCACAGGAAATTAATTCGCTAATCGAAGGCGCGCCACTACTAGCGCGTGTTATTGCTGAGCAGCTTGGTGGTAAAGCCGCAAGCGACTTAAAGAAATTCGCTGAGGAAGGAAGATTAGCCACACAAAGCATGCTTGGCGCTATCATTGCTTCTGAAGACACAGTTAAGTCCTTTGCTATACCGCCCACCATTGAGCGCTCGTGGACACGCATTGGCAACGCATTCGCTCGCGTGGCAAGTGAGAGCGACCTATTGGAAAGCGGCGTCACTGGTTTAGCGGGCTTAATGGATGGCTTGGCCGAAAACTTCGACACTCTGGCCACGGCGGCTATTGCAACGGGCGGTGCATTGGCAACCAGATATGTTGCAGGCGCGGTTGCCGCAAATGTAGCCAGCTTAACGTTAGCCGGTACTATGTCCACACTCGGGGGCATAATGGCGACCGTATTCCCGGTAGCTCTGATTGCCGGGGCAATATTCTCTATCATAGAATATTTTGACGAACTGCACGCCACCGCCTTACTTTTGGGCGGCGAAATTGCTAAATTCGGGGCATCTGTTCACGCCACCTTCAAGGGCGTTTTTTACAGCGCCGTTATGTTTAGCAAACAGATATACGATGTCATTAGTAGCATTGGCAGTGATATCCGCGATTTTGTCGCTGACCCGCTGGAGGGATTCGACGGTTCGCGTACAAGCGCAGCTATTAGCGAAGCCGTTTCCGGCTCATTTACGAACGCTTTTAAAGAAGCTCAGGAAGAGGCGCAGAAATTCGGATGGAAGGTTGATGATTACGTCAATGATACCATTATCAGCATCAAAAAGAACGCCGAAGAAGCGCGTGCTGCGAAGGAAGAGCTATTAAATCCCCCGCCAGCAGAGAACGGCGGCGGTCTAAGTAAGGAACTACAAAAATTAGCAGAATCCCAAGCAAAGTGGTCGCAAGAGCTTGGCATATCCATAGAGCAGGCCTCACGTCTTTATGAAGCCAGCATCTTATCCGAAGAGGCGTATCGGCGCACCGCGACAGCTATTGAAATAGAAAACACCCTTCGCCAACAAGGCTATCGAATCGGTAGCGAGGTCTACAATCAACGCAAACGGGAGCTTGAGCAACTTAAAGAGCTTGAGAGCCAGACCGACGACAATCTAGAGGCATGGCAAAAAGAACAGCAGCTGCGGGAAGAATATGCCCGCACTCTAGAGCAGCCATTTATTAATCTGGTCGACAACGTACAGCGCGAGTTCGCCGATATGATTGCCGAATGGGATTTCTCTATGAGCAGCATGGTCGATCTGGCCAAGCGTGCTGCAGCAGAGGTGGTTGCGGCGCTGACAATGCGCGCAGGTATCGAACTGGTACTAGGTACAGGCAGCGGCGCCGGAACAATTGGTAGCCTTATCGGTAGCAGCGGCAACGACACGTTGTCTGGTAGCACCGGCGGGCTTAGCAATCTTTCTACCCTAGGGAAACTGCTTTCTGACGCGCCCTCTATGAGCCAATTGCTATCGGGTAATATCGGCGGCTCAAGTGCGCTCAATGAATTTGGTGCAGATTATCTGGGTACGAGTCTGTCGGGCAAAGGCGGGTTTACCAACGCCTCTCTATCTGGCACCGCACTTAGCGCTGGTGTCGGTGCTGTAGCAGCATCCCTTCTGGGGCTAAGTAGCGGCAACTTTGCGGTTGATACCGGTGCAAGCCTAGCAGGCGCATACGGCGGCGGCGCTCTCGCGACTCAATTAGGGTTTGGTTCATTCGCAGGGCCTGCTGGCGTTATTGGATCGCTCGCTCTAACGGCTCTCGGCGGAAGTCTATTTGGTAACAAATCGCGACCGCATCCAGCCGCGGGGGCAGCTACCGATTCGTTTACCGCTAACGGAATAGGCAATTATACTACCGGATTTAAGCACCTGTCTAAAGAAGATGCCGAGCAATTTGCTTCAAGCTTCAACACCTACTTTGGCACGCTTTCGCAGTCTGCAGGCATCGACCTTTCTATTCTAAACGACGCGATCAAGAATGCCGGGCCGGGTGCGTTTGCTTTCTCCGGGGGAGTTGATGATGGAACCGGCTATCTATCTCTTGGCACCGGCGACAAAACTAAATACCGCGCCGA